TCTGCCTGCGAGAAGCTGCTGGCGGTCGCCGCCGTCGATGTCGACGACACCAGCACTGCCAACGCCATAGATGCGCGCGAGACGATGAACTCGCAGCGGCTGATCCCTGTCGGCGTCGCAGCGCGGGTCTACGAAGGTTCGTCGCTCGTCACACGATCGATGGGGCCGCGCGTCATCGGCCTGTTCGTGCGCAACGACAACGACCATGCCGGCAAGCCGTTCGACCCGATCGCCAACCGGCCGGTCCAGGGGCTTGCCGCCCTGTCGCGGAAAATACCGTTCTCGCTGCTTGATGGCTCCACCGAAGGCCAGCAGCTGCTGGAAGGCAATGTCTCGATCGTGGCTGAGGGCGAAATCGGCGTCGACGGTTCTGTCGCCGATGGCGGCTTCGTCTTCATCGGCACCGACAACACCGAGACCGGCGATCTGTGGAAGCAGTTCCACCAGGTGCGTGGCGCCGACTACATCACCGTCAAGCTGATGAAGATCACCCGCCAGTTCCTCGGACGCAAGATCGAGGCCGACATGGTGGAGGCGTGGCTCAACTCGATGCGCTTCATGCTGCGCGACCACAGGGCGGCGAACGACATCCTTGGTTACGACGTTGACTTCCGCGCCGACCTGAACAGCCCGGAAAACATCCGGCTCGGCCACCTGACCGTCAATCTGGGCATCGAGCCGGCGCCGGCCTTCAAGGTCGCCAACCACGAAATCCGCCGCTACCGCCCTGCGATCGAGGGTCTGGTCGCCGAAATCGTCGCTCGCCTCAACGCCACGGCGTGACCGGGCAGCGGCAGCATCATCTCCTGAAAGGACATCGCCATGCAGCCTCTCTACATGCTGACCGCCGTCGATGTGCGCCGCGCGACCGAAGCCGGTTCCTCGCGCGCCATCACCGTCTCCAAGCTCACCATTCCGGCCATCACCTTCGCCACGGCGAGCCACAATCCCGGTGGCGGCGTCATGGCCGTCGACTTCGCCCTGCCGCGCATCGAGGCGGTCGAGCCTGCCTTCGAGGTCAAGGGGCTGGACACCGACGTGTTCGGCGATCTGGGCAGCGTCGGGCGCTGGACCTTTGCCGGCGCCATGCGTGACAGGAAGACCGGTCGTGCGCTGCCGGTGCGCGCCGTCATCGAGGGCGCGGTCGTCGAGTGGACGCCCGATGATGCCGATCCGTCCGACTTTGCCGGCTGCAACCATGCGGTCAAGGAGGTGACGCATTACGAGTTCTGGCTGGACGGCGCCGAGCTCTGGTATGTCGACTTCTTCGAACGGGTGGTGCGGCGTGGTGGCAATGACCTGTTTGCCGATGAACGCCGCGCGCTCGGAGCCTGATCATGACGCAAGGCTCCACCATAACGGTCAGGCTCGATACGCCGGTCTCCTTCAACGGCGAGACCTTTGACGCGCTCACCTTGCGCAACCTGAAGGCAAAAGACCTGGTTGCCGCAGACCTTGCCACCGGCGATGCGCAGCGAGCGATTGCGATCTTCGCCTCCATGGCCGGCGTGCCGGTCCAGGTGATCGAGGAAATGGACGTCGACGACTTCGAGCGGCTGGGCGCGGAGGCGGCCCCTCTGATGGGAAAGTCGGCAACGGCGGCCATGGCGAAGACGCCGTCAAGTCAAGCGCGATAGAGGCGGTGGCGGTGCTTGCCCGCCATCTCCACACACCCGTCAGCGAAATCGAGGACATGAATGTGGACCGGTTCGCAGCCTACTCGGCCGCGCTCGGACGCATCCTCAAGGCTGAGGCGGGCAAATAACCGTCGGCCGCTATTTGAGCACGGCTCCGCCAGCGTCCTTCACCGTCACGTTGAACGGAATGCCGCTGCGCACGCTCTGGGACACGGTGCAGAAGTCCTCGAACTGCTCCAGTGCCCGGTCGAGCCGCGGCAAGGCATCTGCGGTCACGCCAAGGGTGATTGCCACATTGACGCCGGTGATGCGCAGCCGGTTGTGCTCGTTGCGGCCGACTTCCCATGTCGCCGTCGTGACGAGGTCACCCGGATCGCCCTTGAACTTGCCGATCGCGAAGACAAGGCTCGCCGACAGGCAGTTTGCCATTGCCGCTGCCAGCAGATGGGTTGGCGCCGGCCCAGCGCCATCGCCAAGCGGTGGCGGTTCATCGGCAATGAGCTGCCCGAGGCCCGGCTCGAAATCGACCAGAAAGCGGAACTTGTCCTGGCGTGTGATGGTAACCGAATGTGTCTCGTTCATGAGCAAGGCGTCCCCGGTTGCATGCATGCGCTCGCGACCCGCCATGTCGAGCACATGGAGTTCCGGACAGGCACATGGTGCCGGCCGCGGCGCGGGTGCCCTCGCATGCGGGTCATGTCACCATCCCCATTGCCTGACAGTTTGGCAAGCCAGCCGGATCCGTTCCTGCTGCGCCTGTTCGCCTCAGCTATCGATGCGTGTCGCAGGTGACGGGCGGGTGGACCGGCAAGGGGGTTGCCTTTACCTGCGTTTCCACCCGAATGCGACCGCCAGCCCGATCAGGGTTGCCGCTGAGGCAATGACGGTCAGGGCGATGCCGATCTGGACTTCGCTTCCAGCGATAACCCCGGCGATGATCCCGATCAGGACCGCCATGGCGGCGATTACGAGGAACACGGTTCGCATTCCGGTCTCCAGATACGGTCAAGGACAATCATGGCAGTTCTGACATCAAAGCTGATCGTCGAGCTTGTCGACAGGCTGACGGGCCCGGTGCGCGGCGTCAATGCCGCGCTCGGCAGCTTGAGGGCTGCGCAGGACCGCAACAATGCCCGGCTCGATGCGTTGCGCGGACGCATGGTCGAGGCCGGTGCCGTCGCCTATGGCCTGGCGCGTGCCGTTGCCGCGCCCGTTCGTGCGGCAACAGAGTTCGAAACGAAGCTCGAAGATATCGGCCAGAAGATCGACGAGCCGGTCGAGAAATTGCCCGAGCTTGGCCGGGCCATCCGCGCCGTTGCCAACGATACGTCGCAGAGTGCTTCGGCCATTGCCGAGGGCATGGACGTGCTTGCCGGCATGGGCGCCAGCCGCAACGATGCGCTGGCACTGCTCAATCCGATCGGGCGTGCTGCGACCGCCTACAATGCTCAGATTGCCGACCTGTCGCAGGCGGGCTTCGCCGCGCTGGATAATCTCAAGGTGCCTGCCGAGCAGTTCGGCGCGGCGCTCGACGCCATGGCGCAAGCCGGCAAGGCTGGCGCCTTCGAGTTGAAGGACATGGCGCAATACTTCCCCGAGCTTGGCGCAGGCTACCAGGCGCTCGGGCAGACGGGCGTTCCGGCCGTCGCCGACCTTGCCGCTGCCTTGCAGATCGTGCGCAAGGGTACCGGCGACAGTGCGAGTGCGGCCACCAACCTGTCGAACATCCTGCAGAAGGTTTACGCGCCGAAGACCATCAAGGCCTTCAAGGCCATGGGCATCGACCTGCGCAAGTCGATGGACCTTGCGCAGGGCAAGGGCCTGTCGCCGATCGAGGCGATCACGGAAATCACCAACGAGGCGCTCGGTGGCGACCTGTCGAAGCTTGGCGACCTGTTCTCCGATGCGCAGGTCCAGCAGGGCTTGCGCCCGCTGATCCAGAACCTGGAACTCTACCGGCAGATACGCGCCGAGGCGATGGCCGCGCAAGGCGTGGTCGAGGACGACTATCTGCGCCGTCTGGAAACCGGCGCGGCAGCCACGGCACGGTGGAAGAATGCCGTCGATGGGCTGAACATCGCCATCGGCACGGCATTGCTGCCGGCGCTCGCCAGCCTTGCCGAAATATTGACACCGATCATCGTGAAGATCGGCGAGCTTGCCGACAGATATCCCGGCCTGACCCGCGTCATCGTCGCGACAGGTTCCGCGCTTGTTGCCATGCGCGTCGCAGCGATCGCTGCCCAGTTCGGCTTCTTCTGGATGAAGGGCGGGTTGATCACGGGCGCGATTGCCGGATTGAACGGACTGTCCGGCGCAGGCAGGATCGCAGCACTTGCCTTCACGCCGGTCACTGCCGGATTGAAGGGGCTGCGCACCGCTATGGTCGGCTATGCTGCGGCGGCAGCCGCCGGTGGTCATGGCGCCGCGCTCTCCGCCATGGGGTCGGGCCTGCTTGGACTGCTCAATCCGCTGCGCCTGGTCACGGCATCCTTCCATGCGTTGAAGCTGGCGCTGGTCGGCACCGGCATCGGCGCCATCGTCGTCGCCATCGCCATGGCAGGCACCTGGATCACCAACAACTGGTCCGGCATCGCCGAGATGTTCTCCGCCTTCGGCAGCGCCTTCATGGCGGCGATCGAGCCGATAAGGCCGGCGCTGGACCCTGTGATCGGGGGCGTCAGATGGCTGTGGGACACCGTTGCCGGCCTGCTCGGCCCGATTGACGAAGGTGGCGAAAGCTGGCGTGCTTTCGGCACGGCGGCGGGCACTGCAATCGGCGGCATCGTCGCAGGGATTGTCGAACTTCCGGGCAAGGTCGCGGCGGCCATCAGCGACATGATCGCGCGGCTGCGTGCATTTGGCGCAGAGATGGTCGAGGCAGGCAAGGCGCTGATGGCAGCCTTGCTTGAAGGCATCAAGGCCGGCGCACAGGCTGTCCTCGATTACGTTGCCGGCATGGGGTCACGCATCAAGGGCAGCATCACGGGCGCGGCATCCGGCGCATGGTCGTCGATCAAGAGCTATGCCGGCTTCGGCGACGAAAGCCCGGCTATTGCCGGTACACGCGCCGCCGGCGGGCCGGTGCGCGCCGGCCTGCCTTATCTCGTCGGCGAGCGCGGGCCGGAACTGTTCACGCCGAACCTGTCAGGCAGGATCACGCCGAATAATGCACTCGGGCGCGGCGGTGCATCGCGCCAGCCCGGAACCATCAATCTGACGCTCAATCTGGGCGGCGTTCACGGCGTCACCGATCCGGAGGCGCTCGCTGCCTGCATCGTCGACATCACCAGCCGCAAGCTGCGCCAGGCCATGTCCGGCATCCAGTCGGATATCGGCTATGCCGCCGGCATGTAAGGCGGCAGGGAAAGGTACTCCATGCTCTACATGATCGGGACGCTCGCGCTCGACACGCGGCCATTCGGCGTGGATTCCATGAGCCGCGATGCCGACGCATCGGTCGTCGCCAAGCCGCTGATCGGCGCCGCGCCGGCCAAGGAGTTCACCGGCGACGGCGAGGACGACATCACGCTGACGGGCCAGCTTGTGCCGTCGCGCATCGGCGGCATGGATGCTCTCGAGACACTGCACCAGATGCGACGTTCCGGCACCCGCTTCCCGCTGATGCGCGGCGATGGCACCCGCTTCGGCTGGTACGCCATCACGAAGATCGGCGAGCAGCATGATGATCTTGGCCGCGACGGCGTCGGCTTCACCGTCAAGGTGACGATATCCATGACGCGCACGCAAGGCACGGCCGGGGCCGGCCAGCAGATCATCTCCGGTCTGCTGTCGCTGTTTGCCGCTTTGGGGCGATGACCATGCCAGTGTCAAGGATACATGAGACCATCATCGTCCGGGGCGAAGGCATCACGCTCGATCTCATCCTGTGGCGCCGTCATGGCGTGCGCGGCCAGGCGCTGGTGGCAGATACGCTGTCGATCAGTCCCGGTCTTGCCGCGCTCGGCCCCATCCTGCCGCTTGGAACGTCCGTCACCATTCCCGACCTGCCGCCGCAGCCCACCGCGCCGCCGGTGAAGGTCGTCAGCCTGTTCGGATAAACAGCTGGAATGGTGTCGGAGCTGAATGGCGACCTGATTGGGGCCGGGTCGTCAGTGCCCTTCCTTCGTCAGGGAAACCGCAATCAGGCCTATCAGCATCCCTGCTGCCGCAACATAGGCAAGGGCCAGGATCGTTCCCATCACGCCGAGCCCCGCAACGGCAGCCGTTGCCGTCAGCAGCAAGACGAGAGCCAAGGCTGCCATGCGCTTCGAATGCCTGCAACCGAATGCCATGCTCGTGCTCCTTCCCCCGCTGAACCTCATCCTCGCAAA